CCCATTTCTCGAGACTGTACCGCAGAGCGAACAACAATAATTTTATTGAATGGGTTACTTTTATCTAACACTTCTTCGATTGCTTTGTATAAAGCAATAAAAGTTTTTCCTGTTCCTGCTACACCATGTAATGCTATAAAATAATCACCTTGTTTATATGCGTCGAAGAATCCTTTTTGATTTGATGTTAATGGCTGAAAAGTTTTTAAATTATCTAATCTCAGCTTTAACTGATTACTCGCTACTGGTTTGGTTTCACGTTCTTCATAATGTATGTCTACTATTTTCTTAGCTGCAGAAGTGCGTGCCATTCGTATTTCCCTATTTTTGTTAACGAATATTGTCCTTTAAAGTGCTTCCTGGCATACTGCCATGAATTTTTTGAAGGACATCTCTAAACCCTCCAGGAAGTTTTGGTGTATCGCGAACTAATGCTGGCGCACCAATAACTGATTCCATGTGTGGGTTTTCTTTTAGAAATTCTTCTCGCTGAGACCAACTCATAAACTTCTCAGTGATCTCTTCGGTTTCTTTATTTTTAAAGACGTATGTAGGCATATTTTTATTTAGTCAGGTAAGTGCGATTTAGCATAGTATGATTGTGGTCAGTTGGACCCCAATCGCCATCTGGGTGATAAGCCAAAACAACCATCTCTTGTCCAGTTGTGACAAATCTATGTTTCTCTTGTTGTTCTATACAGAAAATAGCACCAGTTTCTAATTGAATACTTGTTTCTGTGATGTCACCATCATCATTTTTCCAAGGATTGATTGTAGCATAACCAGTTCCTCTCACAACTATACCAAATCTGATACTTGGGTGTGTATGATAAGACTGCTCAGTACCTTTCGGAAAATGTAACATATTCAATGATGGATCACCAAGTCTTGATGGATAGATTAGCAATGAATCTGAACATCCATCAATGTATGATAGACGACCACGTTCTTCTAGTGGACCACCAATTATATTTTGCCCACGATATCCGATGCGTGTAAACACAGCAACCTTACCTACGTAAAATAGTTTTTCATGATCATGTGACCAGTAACAGAAATAATCTCCCTGCGTAGCAACTTTACCATTTGGGAAATTAACATCGCCTTCGATCACATAACCATAGATTGTTGAATACTCTTTTGTATAAAAATATCCTTGGTCACCAATTTCATTAATGTCAAAAAGATTCGCAATAGATGGATACATAGTATCAGATCTATCGATATATGTTTGTCCAGTAATCATATAAAAGAGTTATCCTTAATCAAAAATAGTTGTGGGTCCAGTTTGTCATGATAATTGTAGTTTTCATCAATCGCAAACTTCATTGGTTTGGCATAACAGATACTGTTGAGATTATTACTGTCTACCTTATTTGTTATATAGTCGTTATCGTATAAATCCAAAATATATTCTTTGGCTTGTGGCTTTCCTTCAAGTTTATTGTGATTGTTCATTGCCCATAATTGAAACACATCACTAGTAAAGAAGCCAATATAATTTTGTTCTGGAAATAATGTATCAGTATGTTCAGCAAAAGCAAGTAATCTTGTATAGGTTTTATCCCAACGCAAACACATATATAACCACCAGAAAAAATCTCTAAGATTTGTCAACTCAACAGGAGATTTAGCAGCAACCTGTTTCATGTAACCAATTAGTTTCTCTGTTTCTTCCTGTTCTCTAAACATATAATCGTCTTTTGTGTTTAGAAGAATCATTAAGTTATCATCTGTTACTGGCATTACCAAATCTCTCTCATCATACTGAGCAAGTTTTGTTGACCCAAAAATCTCATCGCCACCATGACCAAATACGCATACATAATCTTCGCGACCAAGATAGTGTGAAAACAGAATCGATGGTAGTGACAAAAATTTACCAAGTATATTATCTTGATAAAACTTCTCTTGTAATGCAGTTTCTGATGTAGCGATGTAGATATCTCTACGTTGCGATATTGTTGTGTTCTTAATAAAGGCAGTTACCATTGCGGTACTGTCAATACCACCACCATAAAACAGAATCAATTTTTGATTTGGCTTTAAATTTGATAGAATTAGTATTGCTCTGGCATCACAACATTCTTCAAATGTGTAAGAAACTTTAGTGTATTCAGGAAGTGGAGAAATTGATGTTGTGTTGAATGGTGTTATCAAAGTATTTGTTCTGTCATGAACAGCACCATTGCCACCAAAGTAGTAAGAAAATTTATAGAAGTTTTCCATTCCTGGAAAATTTGGGAACATAGATTCACTGAAGAATTTATGTTTTGTTATGTGGCGATTGATACCATAGTTATAGTAACGTGTGTCATAGAAAACTTCAGCAGTGTTCAAAAAGATCAGTTTAGAAGTTTGCATAAAGGTAAGACTCTTTTATCAGTTTATTATATGTGTCGTTTACTTCAATCAAAGAAGCGCACTCTTTAATTTGTTTTGTAAATCTGTATTTGAATCTTTCGATTTCTTCTTTTCTACTGTTAGTAAAAGAATTAGATTTCCAGTTCCCATTCTCTGCACCAATTTGATCAAATTCAGCATCAGTCATTTTATATAACATATCAAGGCAAGCTGCTTTCTCGCTGAGGATTACCAGTCTATACATCTCTTGATTGTTTCTGACATTTCTTCTTGTGATTACACCTGTGTTTAATTTAAACACAAAACCATGAGGTAGGTTTGGATTGCAATCTAATGGGAGTTTGTGATTCGTGTTGATATTTGTCCACAATTTTGTATTGTGATCCATCATATTGGTAACAGTCTCTAAATGGTTTGAAAGGCAGATAAATCTGCCAGTATTTGCTTCAAGTACAGCGTGTATTTTAGAAGACTTGTTAATTATATTTGGAATTAAATTATAATTTTCTAGTTCATACTTCATTAGCAATCCAAGATGGTTGTTCACGATTTTTCCAAGAGAACATTCTTTGTTTGTCCCCAAGGTAGTAATTCATATAAGATTTTATTGAATTACCAGCTACTTTGTATTTATCTGGCATCGCAGGAGTTGGTTCAGTAAACTCGCCTTTTGGAATTTTATAAGGAACACGACGAAGTGGAATTATCAATTTCTCACATGCGTGTACCTTGTTATATCGATAAGTGTATTCATCCATCAATTCACGCCACATCACATAGAGCCAATCATAATTTTTATCAGATTTCCTTACCCAAATAGCGGAAGGGTGATTGATATGGGTAGCACTATACAAAATGCCATCACGATTGTCAGAAAGTTCATATCGTGTCTGTTTTCTTCCAGATTTAGATAGACCAACAATTTGTATACCATCAAGAACACGATGAGCAGTAGAAAGAAGTTGTGCATATTCTAGAATCATCTTTACGCAGTGTTTATCGACATGCATTTCTGCACAGGTTTGGGGATCATTATCAAGATAAAAAATATTCATTTCTTTATAATTTCTTCAAGAGCAGTTAATTGTAAAATGAGATTATCCAAACGCATCAGAGTTGTGTCAATATGTTTATCATTATGAAGAATACCATGACCACCTTCTTTATCAAATGGTGTAATGCAACCAATTGAGTCATCAATTAGAATTGAAGTTGATGTTGCGTATTCTGCTTTTTCCTCTTTGCTTCGAACGAAATTTGCTTTATATGGAATGTTATGTTTTTTCAACCAAACAAGTTTTTGACGCTTGGCTTCAACACCTTGAGAAATATCATGCGTTCCCATTGAAGTTAAAATCTCAACGCGAATTTTACCTGTTAGAGATGCGACATGCCTTAGCAATCTATTTGCGTTTGGCATAGGATCTAACTTCTCAAAGATCTGATGTTCCATAACTGAAGAACGAAACTTCTTTCGATCTTCTTTATGTGGGTCGTACTGCTTATACTCTTTGTCAAAGTCAGCAAGTACACCATCCATATCCAAATATAACGTAATCATTTTTTTACAAATTTTCCAAAATCGGGTGGTTTCCAACCCTCTGGTTTTAAAATCTTACCATCTTCACGACGGATAACTTTGCCTGTTAACTTGTCAATTTTTGCGAGATTACTCCAAGCACCTTCATCCCATGCTCTTTCACAATCCCAACCACGTGCTTTCATATATCCAACAATTACCCATATCATATCAAAGCAAGCATCAAGCTGTTCAGCATCATCACTTGCTGCTTCTGCTTCCCAAAACTCATCTTGTTCTTCTTTGATGAGTTTTAAATACAGATGCGCAAGATCAGAAACCTTGTCGTCTGGTGTACTTGGGTATTGTTGCCCACAAGCATGTAGGAAAACTGATACATCAGTAAATACTTTACTCATGATTAGTACTAATTGTTGGATTTAAACCAAGACCACAACCAGATGGTTCCCAGCAAACATTCTGCCCCATCTGTTCACGTGACATACCACACTTAGAACATTTCTCACCACCATAGTTGGCAAATGGCCACATGTTATTGATTGGTTTGTTACGATCAGTTTCGTAATAATATTCAGAATGCCCATCGCCCTCTGTTTCTAAATCATAATCAGAAAGAAAATCTTCACCAGCAGGTGTTAGACTAACAAAATCTTGTGACTCATCAACAAGCATGTAGCGTTCATTGATATCAAAAATAAAACCACATCCACGAAGGAAATCGTTGAAATGGTCAGCGATTTTATCATGCGTAATTTCGGTAAAAGTATGACGGACTTCTTGAATGTTTCCATCTTCATCTTCATACTCACGAATAAAAATATAACGATCTGTCATTTAATGTTCCTTTTTCTACATTCTTCCATAACTTTGACTGGCACATCAGGATGCCAACCACCCATTAACATTCTACAATCATAGGTAACTTGATCAACGACCTTACCTGAAAAATACAAAGCAGCGATTAATGCAGCTGTTGGTACAACCATAATCAATATGCCCAATACTTTATGATTAAATATCACGTGTCTCGCCTTCTTTTGTAAAGAAAACTTCCATCTTCTTCTCATCGCCCCAACTCTTACAATAATCATTGTCGATATCACAAAGAGCCAACGCTTCCGCTTCAGTAACAATTCGATGACTCATGATAGTTTCACCAACATGTTTCTGTGAGAATTCTTTTGCTGTTTCACAAGTAACATCATCAAGCGCATATTCAGGATTAGAAGCAGGTGCCTCAACCATATATCTCTCACGAAACATAGAAACTGTTTCAACCATTACCCAAACTTTATCACCAGTATTTGCTTTAGTCGCCATCTTTATTTCTCCTTGCTTGTACTTCTGCTTCATGTGTATCACACAAAGTGCGAATCCACCCACCACTACGTCTCTCACCAATTGAACCACACTCTTCGCATGTAAGACCACTCATAGATTCAGCCAACGAAACTGCACCATTGACGTATTCATCGCCACCACTATAATAAAAACGTAGTGTTCCAAACTTTTCTTTTATTTGGTCGATAGTAACCTGAGGAATCTCTGGTGGAATAATAACACCATTCTTCATAGTCTCTTCGGCTTGTTCAATTTCATAATCAGATGGCTCACGAGCACCACCAGAATAAAATTTCAACAGCGCATCATAACCTTGTTCACGTGCATTGAATTTCTCAACATCACGCTGACGATTTTTGTTTTTCCAATCAATATGACTTTGGATGTTCTGACAAAGTGTATTCAAAATATTGAACCAACCAGCACCGCATGCGATACCACCATATTTCCCAACAAACATTTTAGGAAATACAGCTGGAAAATAATCTTGCATTTCTTCGCTAGTCATTTAGTTCACCACTTTTTCAGTCCACTCAATCGCCATCATCTTTGACAAGAATTCATCGAACTCTTCTTTAGAAGCATGCTCTTTAAACTCTTGACCCATAATACCAAGGAAAACACCAAATACTTGCATTGGGTTTTTGTTTTCTTTATAAACCAGTTCATCGTAGAAAGAACGAATCCTTGGGTACAACTCTTCAAAATTATCTTCCATTTTATCTCCAAGTTCTATGTGCTTCAGCAACGTGTTCATTACCATCATATTCTTCAATCACATAATCAACATCATCTGGAATTTCTACAACTGCCAATTCAGCGTGTTGACCCCATGCTTTATGTCCCAGTTCTTCAACTGATTGAACCAAAGCTGGATCATGTCGTTCGATCTCTCGTTCATAAACAGTTTGTTCAGAACGCAACTTATTGTAAGCCTGACGATCTTCCATAGACATAGAGTAGAATGCATCACCTTCTTTATCTTCAACACGATCTTCTGGCTTAACTAGCCAGTAAGTCCAAAACTTCCAGCTACCAATACCCGTGTCTTGTTCTGGATACACAGTGATACCTTTGATCTCAAAGTATCGCATAACTGCCTCATGGCTCAAACCAAAACCACCGAAACAACGATTGATTACTACTTTCATATATTTTCCTCATCAATACCAAGGGACTTACCAATTACTTTTGCTTTTATCATATCTGGGATAGAATGATATGGTGGTTCCAAAATGAATGGACAACAATCAACACCCCAAGAATAATTTTTAAAAAAATTTCTTACAACATCAATATCCTTCTTTGAATCTTTATCAAAGAATCGTTTAGGTTTTACAATCTTTTCAAGAATCATAGTATAATTATACCCTTTTTTTTATTATTAGTCAAGCACTTTCATTACTTCTATGTTACATTTTTTAAGAAATTCTATTCCCAATTCATCGCGATACGAATTTCGATAATACACATTTCGAATTCCTGCTCCGTAAATTAGTTTAGAACAATGAATGCATGGAGCATGAGTACAAAACATAGTAGAGTTAACACCAGCTTCACCATCTCGGGCAAGTTTACTGATCGCATTTGCTTCCGCATGAATTACCTCTTCTTTCGTCTTACTAATGACGCCACTATCTTCGTTAGTTTCGACCAAATCAATGTACTCACATTCGTTGTCCCAACCTGCTGGTGTGCCGTTGTAGCCAATCGATATGACACGATTGTCTTTGACCACGATTGCTCCGACTTTAAGTCGCTTGGCGTAGCTGAGTTTGGCGAACCTCTCAGCCATGTCCAAATACGCATCAATCCACTTTTTCTGCACTCTTCGCTACCTTTTTCGTTGTCGCTTTTTTTGCTGGTTCTGCTACCACCACACCTTCTGGCAAAACATCAGGGAAGTTTGCCTTAACAAATTCTGCTGTAATTTTTGGGTAAAGACTATCGATAACTTGATCTTTAACTGCGATTAGAATTTTCGCTTCTGATGGATGAATCGATTCAAGCAGTTGAACAAATAGTTGCTCGCGACGAAGACGTTTCTTAACATCACTAAACTTAGTGAAAATGTAGAAACGACGTGCTTCATTCATCAGATGAACAGGTACCATACCCAATGGTTGTGCGGATGGTTTAAATGGTGGCGCACCCTCTGGTAAATCGAAATGATACTCAACATCAAATGCACATTTCAATATAGTTTTAAAAGGAAAATTGTCTTTGTAATCAACAGCTTTTTTTGGATCCTTGTTAATTGCCTCAAAAATTTCTGGCAAGTAAGTTGGTTTGATATTTGTGCTCATTAGAACTCCTCAATTTCTTCTAGTAGTAAACGGCAACGATGGTCCATAAGATATTTCATGGCTGTCATTTTGTCACCCTTTGGTGGATTATTTAGATAACATCCAATAATTGCATTTTGGATATTCTCTGGGATAAAATTAAAATCAACAAGCGTAGCATTGCGATGCCAGTTACGACGCTCTTCATCATTTTTACAAGCATTGAATCCATTCTCAATAAACTCTTGAAGACGTTTTGCGCTCACAGGTTTTTGTCGTTCGCCTGTCATAAACACATCATCTTTACTGAGAATATTTGGAATACCATCATCACCTGCCTTAACAATGTGAGTAATAGTCTTTTCATGTAATTCTTTGTGTGTAGCTTTAATAAACTTTTTAGTATTCGGCGACCACTGTGTCACATTATCATATTTCTGAAGTTGTATAAAGTCATGGTCAGATGAAAGAATTAGCATCTTCTGTGGTTCAGTAACCAAACCTTCTTCAACAAGTTGGTTTTCTTGAGACCATTTACATAATACTGCAACAATATCATCTGCTTCTGCTTCATCAATATGCATAACACGATATGGGAAATACTCAGCAACATCCTGACGCATTGCATTCAATGTATCAAAGATAAGTGTCCAAGGTAAATCGCTTTTGTCACGTGCTTTCTTTCTACCAGCTTTATAATACTGGAAGAAATCTCTGCGCCAGTACTTACGTCCGTCACAACAAAGAACAATCTCACCATATTCTTTACCGTATTTCTTTTTAAAAGATTTGATTGAAGACAGTGTTACGTGTCGAATCAAATTGATAACCTTGTCCTGATCTCCACTCTTCAAGTCTTGTTGAAAAGTTAAAATAGAAGCAAGGGCAACTTGCGAGTAGTCAATTAAAATCATATCAATATACTTTCACGAGGATACATTCCTCATTAATTCTGCCATTCGGAGATGCTTCAGTTCCTTTGATTAGTTTATACGCAGCATTCATAGGACGCTTCGACATCGTCATCATAGGTTTCAACTGTTCCGCAGGTTTGCGTAGGGTTTTAGAACCAGATGTTTTCGTATCATAATTTAGAATAGACGTACCTTTGACAGTCAACATTCCACCTTCGATCGCACGATATACTTGGAGTTTACGATACTTCGTATTATATACCCAAAGTTCATTAGAACCAACGATAGTCGGTGCGGAGATGGATTTGATTCCAAGTTCAGTATCTTCTTTCTTAAATTTCAAATTCTTGACAATCTCACCAGCAGGTTTTGCTTTACGAGCACGTGGTTTACGAACAGCAACTTTCTTGGCTTGTTCACAGTTACCGATGATCGTTTCAATCAAACTGATAAATCGCTTCAACTGTGGCTTGGTAAAGTTTGAGTAACCTTCAACAAGTTGCTCATCATTACCTTCAAGCACTTCTTGTAGTTCAGCCAGCAATGGACGATAGAAATCCGCAAGCAGTTTAGCAACTGGTGTTGAGATACCATTCATAGAAATCTTAAAGTTGGCAGGACAACCAGACATAACGAATTCGTCAATCTGACCATCAATCTCGCCACCGATCTCTCGGCTCTTCTCTATGATACGATCCTGAATAGAAACAACAACAGCTGTCTTTGCTTGAACAACTTGTTTTACTGGTAGGGGTTTTTGTAGAATTTCTTGAACACGTGTAGTGATGTATTCTTCTTCTTTCTGCGATAGAAAAGAACCACGTGACTTCATGCGAAGTAGAACACCAAGAGAATGAAATTCCCAATCTGATATTTCTTCGAAATGATCAACGATAGCAGTCTCTTTCAATTTCTTGAAGTAAGAGATTGCCCATGCTTTACGTTGTTTGCTGTCTGCTTCGTTAGCATACCAGTTCAACGATTTACTAAGTTGAACCGAATATGCTTCGGAAGTTTCTGCACTGATAATTGGCTCATCGGTTTTGCCACTGGCACGATTGATGAGTTGTTGACGTTTGGTAGCTTGCGCTTCATTCATAGACATATTTGTCTCCTTTCAAGTATATATTATACCTGAAAATTGATTATTTGTCAAGCATTATTTTGAAGAAAAAGACAACCCTTTACCACCGACTACAGCACCCAAAATCAAGGCAGCACACCAAGTATCGAACGAAATTGGGATCGCCAGAACTGGGAACAGGGCATTGAGAGACCAGATCGTTGCGATTGGTCCAAGGATAATAACAGCGAGTGCGAACAGTAGAATCAAGACGAGTTTCATTTTCATTTTATTTACCTTTGATAATTGCCAATTTTTCACATGTAGAACGTGACTTGTCATTGTTTGATGTAATCTGTGTTGCACATGCTGCTGCCACTGGATCAATACCACGCTCAATTGCTTTTGTTACAATCTCTTTTGTATTGTTACTATCAATCACATTGTAGTATGTCATACAACCAGAAACTGTAATAATCACAGCACTAATCGCTGTTATAAAAATGCTTTCAAATTCAGACATTTTTTTCTCCTTCAATTTTTTTGGCTTCTTCGACCAGCGTAACGCTGAGAGAATCTGCGTCAATAATGTTGTCATCATCTCCAAAAACAACTGGCTCAGGTGTTGGAGGATACTCAGAATCTTCTGACAATGAACATTCAAATTCTTTAATAGAATCGAATCGGAAAGAACGCCAATCTTGTTTGTCCAAATCAAATACAGATATCGTCGCATCTGACGTACCTTTACCAGTACCTTTAGGATGTTTCTCTTGTGGGATATGTTCTTCATCTAGAGTGCACCTCATTACCCTTTCTTCGCCATTAATTTTAAAAAATGTAACCTGTACTTCAGCTATATGAAGCAAACCTTTGAACCATTTTTTAAAGTTCGGATGATTCAATTCTTCCTTTGCTCTTTGCATTTCTTCTTTAGACAATACTTCTGTCGCTTGTACATCAATAATTTCACTCATTAACTTTCTCCTTAAATAATAATTCGGAACCTTCTGCTACTAGTGCTTTCTTACCAGGAAATCTTTTACTGAAGATAGAATTTATCTCAATTAAATCTTTGCCTTGACAAACAAATTCACTTGTGTGTTTGTCATACAAAAAGAACATTTCATTCTGTTTCTCTACAGTAACAACCATAATATGTTCTTTATAGAGTCTCTGCGCTTCAGCAAGGGACTCAGCAATTTCTTCACGTATTAGTTTCCTTGCCTGATGTTTTGCGTATAAATGAATAAACCAAAAAACATTAGCAATCAAAAATAATAGAGTGAGAATTGTTTCCATCAAAACAGATCTCCTGTTGTGTCCTCTTCTTCATCAGGATAGTGTTTAACTTCCCATTTGAGAACTGCTAAATCTTGTTGCACCTCAGTGTCAATCCAACCTTCATTTCCACTGCAGTACCAATCAAGATAATCACCAGTACACAGAATATCAGCAACAAGACCGCCAGTTGATCTCCAGCTGTAGCTGATTACTTGACCATCTTTGTGTAGTTGATTGTTGCACAATGTAGAATAGAAACGCTTGCAATAATCTTTGCTAGTGCGCATCTTAAGTTTGATTGTTGTGCTATCTTGAATATCTCTAAACAAATTGATACGATTGTTATCTACATGGTCAGTGTCATCCTCAACAAAAGATTGTTGTTTTTCTTTCGCCTCAGCCATTTCTTGATAGAATTTTTCCATCCACTTTTCGCGATTACGAATTCCCAACTTAGATTTGATGACATCAAAGAAACTTAGAAATTGTTCAAACTGCTCTTCTTCAAAAAACATTTCAGTTTTATTGAATTTCAGTTTACCTTCTTTGTCATGGCTTCCCAAAATAACATGTGTCAAACCATGACCAATCTCAAATACATTTACGTAAGTGATTGTATCGCCATGATCGATTTCAAGGTGTTCGTGTAGGGTGTTATCAAGTTCAGATTGGAATTGATTTAGCACGATGTTTCTCCTTACGTTTATATTGCTTCTTACTTAACTCAACTCTTTGACGATATTTTGATGTGCGCAGATCTTTAGCAATCCAATTTCTTGGCTTACTTGACTGTATAACCAGCGTGCATTCCATACCCATCATCGTGTCCCTTTGCGTAATGAACAGAAGTCAGTGCTCTTAGAAACTCTGACAACTCCTTATATTTTACCTCGCCCAAGGTATTTTCGTCAAGTCCTAAAATCGAAACTATTTTAGAACAAGCATGATCAACCTCATGCGGATACATCTTCTTTTTCTCTCTTGAATGATTGACGCTTTGCTGCTTCTTCAGACAGCTGAGCACTAATCATCGCACGTTTAAATGCAGATCTATCTTCTTCAGATTTAAACTTACCCAAAGCAAGATATCGTTTTGTTTGTTTATGCATTTTAAAATTCTTATCTGGCTTCAATTCGAAGGGGATATAAACTTCATGTGTTTTTTGTTTCTTTGCCATAATTTTCCTTATGTTAACATTCTAATTAAACCTACCATATCAATTGTTGTTAGCAAGAGATAGTTAGCCAGCATCCCAAAAGATTTCCTAGTATAAGCGCACCAAGCATAGATTGCACAACCAGTAATCCAGACAGGATAAAGAGCAAGTAATGGAGGATTCGGTACTGTGATCGCCATTGTAAGAGAGCAAAAAATGCTGATAGCCCAAGCAAGCAACTCGAGAACGAAACGAAAACGATTTGAAGTCCAGTCATCTTTAATCCATCCCCATGTATTTAATAGTATATCATTCATATTTCATTTCTAGCCAGTTAGTTTTTTCTGGTAGAACCTCCATTATAATTTGTTTGTCTTGCATTCTTTTGATAAAATCTTCAAGAATACCTTTACCGTACATATTTGTACCATAAACATCTTTATGACATTCGTAGACAGAACCAGACCAACCCTCAAAAGAATATACGTTTCCCTCAAGAGTAACATTGGTAATTCCGCTATTCATTTTCCATGAATCAGCACCAGCCCATCCACCAAACCAACAAGCGAAAACTTTATGGATTGGTGGTGAGTTTGGTGCAGTAATTTTAACAACTACCCATCTATCTGGTCTGTATTCGCTCATACTTCTACCACCTTCAATTTAAAATTATCAGCAATTTCTTCGTAACCATGATAACCACGTGGATTACAAACAACACGTGTCTCACCAATCATATAATCAAACAACTCATGCGTATGCCCATGAGTCCACAATTTAATCTGTGGGCGATCAAGAATAAACTCACTCAAGTCGCTATGATATCCACCATTCATTTCTCTATCATCTTTATACTTAGGATGACAACTAGCATGCGATGGAGTGTGGTGACCAACAACAACAAACTTCTTATCATGTTTCTCAGCGACAACTGTTTTGATAAACTCAAGCATTTCCTTGTGATCATCAACAGCATCTTGTGGACTAAACTTAGCAACACGTGTTCTGAATGTTGGTTTATCTGGATTATCAGGATCGTCAAAGGTTTTGTATGTTACTTCACGATTACTATTATCAACACAGCGGAAGTCGTTCATCATACGTGTAATCATATGAAGAGTCAACGGATCCTCTTTATTCATATCAGTCCATAATGTTCCACCAATAAATGTTATATCATCAACAATATATGTTTCTTTATCTAAGATGTGTAGATTAGTAAGATACTCAAGTCGTTTCTTAACATCAGAGATTGTGTATTTAAAGTCGCCATGATAATGCTCATGATTGCCAACAATATAAATTACATGCGGAAATCGAGCAGAGCATTCTTGAAAGAATGTGTGATACCTTGAAGACTTACCGAAGTCAACAATCCCATATGAATCATGATCCATCAAATCACGAATAACACAGATATCACCAGATAAAATTAACACATCAATATCGCCTGGATTTTCCAGCGATAGTTTTGAAAACTCTAAGTGAAGATCTGAGCAAATTGCTATTTTCATATCTAACCCCTTCGCATTCTTGCGATTTCCTTTGCTTCATCATCACTAAAGATGGGTACAGCATTTGATTTATGTAACGTACCGATACCAATCATTTTGGTACCAGTATAAACTTTTCCTGTTATTGGCTTAGTTGCAGTGCCAAGACCGCTGTTGAGACTAGGATAGTGCTTAGTGTGTCTCCGTAATACATCAGATTTTGGTGGACTGTAAACTTCAAATCGATCAGTTTTCTTTTCATCTTTAACATCATATTTCCTTTTCAGTTTTTCCCATGACTCTGCTGCCAGCATCGCTTGACGCTTGTGCTCGGCAGATTTGTATTTAACCTTTTGTTTACGCATAAGTAATTATACCTCAGATAAGATTAAAAGTCAAGCATTTTTACAGAAAATTATCGCCGTAAACTTCTTTTAAAGCAGTCTGAAGTTTTAACGCAGAAAGACAGATTTCAAAAGTCTCTCCTTCTACGGAAAGGTCTCCTAATTTTTCTAAAAATTCGGCTAATTCAGAATCCGTAAACATAAGTTCTCCTGTTGAAAACTTTATTATACTCCGAATTCGTTTAAATGTCAATACCCCAAAATGAAAAACCCTACCAGTGGTAGGGTCTTTTGGAGCCAAGGCAGTGCTTATCTAAATTCGGTTCTCGAATCAGGCATTACAACATTCGTTGGTTTTGGTGCTTCCGAATTTATATGGACATGGGAATCTTCTTTCTTCTCATCAAAAGGATCTTTTGGGTTGAAGTCAGAATTTAATTGTTCTGGGTCAAGTTGAAAAGTTGTTTCTGGTTCTTCGTTAACATACAACATTGGTTCATTTGTGTTATCTGTTTTTGAAAAATATTCTTTGACAACTTTCTTAAATTCCTCAGGCACTTCTTTCGGTGGCTCAGGAATTAACCATGTGTCTTTTGCTGGTTCTTCAACTGCAACTGTTTCAACTTTTTGTTCAGTTTGTAGTTGGTTAAGAGAATCAACAATTTGACTCCAGTATTTATTTTGATCGTCCTCAGTTTCCTCATCACTTTGTTCTTCATCCGTCTCATCTTGTTCCTTTAATTCAGTTGTTGTTTCATAATACCATGAAGGACTTACAGATTCTTCAGGACGTACCATCGGAAATGGGAAAGTAGGTAAATGCGAATCTTCCTCTTCCTCATCAGCTTCCGCTGGTTCATCAACTACTTTAATTTGTTCATCTTCAGGTTTTCTGTTTAGCATTTCTCTATTTGCTGCAATCAACATCAACACAGCCATAGGATCAAAAACAAAAACAATCAGAAGAATAACGATACGAACTGATTTCTCTAGAATAGTATCGTCAAGAACATCTCCGTAGATTAACGCTGCGATGTATTTGATCGGACCGACTTCGGCTTCGACTTTGCGGAGTTCGCTCGCGACTGGGGCACGCTCTTCGTTGTACTTGGCGATTTTGGCTTGCGAGGTTTGGATTTCGTTGAGGAGACTGTTTCTTTCTTTGGCTTGACTTCTACGGATGGCGACGGAGCGATCGGCTCCACGATCATCTGTGGTTCTTGCGAGGGTTTGGTCAACTTGTGAATCCAGTTGAGAAATTGCTTTACGAGCTGCATCGACATTATCCTTTTCTGTTTTAATTTTCTCGTTGAGAATTGCTATCTTAGATGCCACATCTCCAGTTGGAACTGCTTGGTCTAAGTGCGCTTTACTTAGGTATCCGAAAATACCCATGCTTGTTAGTAGCATTAGGATGACAAGTGCCGATGTGAAGTAAGTCTTCAATAACATCGGTGCTGTCTTCCAATTTCTATATAGCCATGATGCAGAAACCAATTTACTTGCTTCTAAAATTGATCCCATCACAGCGATAGGAATAACTGCTGTTGAGAAAATAGCAATCAATCCCATCACAGAATAATACGCTGCTACTGCGGACAATGCAAAACCGCATGTAAATAGTAGGTATATCATTTTTTTATATGCTTCCTGTGTGTTTTAATCATAATCCATTCATTATAATAATTATCGTCTAAAAGTACATTTAAGTCAAATTGGAATTTTGCTTCCCAATAATTTGTATTACCTCTAGTTGGACACAACATCAATATTTTGCGAGAAAAGTTCTCGACACCATATTTATTGATATCTTCAATTAGGACTTTGTTCGAACCCCAGTAATCACGCCAATTACTCTCTACCCTTGTTCTTTTCTTT